AAGACTCTGGGGATCAGAGGGCTACTGATCCCCAGAGCGACTTAGAGTGTTGCTAGTTTTTAGACATTAAACTTGCGAATTGCAAGTGGGTTCTTGATTGCAATTGCGAGATAACCGTAAACCGCAATTTCCACCTGACCTGAACCAAGTACCTGAACTTGAAGTCGAGTAGTTGGTGATTCGTAAGTTGTGTATGACTCTGGTGAAACAATGTATGAGGAGTTATCGATAAGACCAGATACTCCGATATTTGGATCAACAAATAAATTTAATCCAAGAATTGAGCCAGTTAGAGCTGTAGGAGTTACTGCACCTGAAGCATTTGCTGGTTGAGCAGCTGTGTAAAGAGCACGACCTGTTGAATCAGCAAATCCCATGAGTGCTGCCCATGTGTCTGTTGATGCAATCATGTTTTTAGCAAACTGACCAGTGCCCTTGTATGCAGCAGCAGTTTCTGTTGCTACAAATGATTGGTATCCAGCTTTATCAGCTGTTACTGCTGTTCCTACTGTACCGCCTGCAAGAAGTGCTGCAATTACTGCTGCATCTGTTGCGTTAGCATATGCATTCGAAAGATTACGAATCATTTCGTCATAGAACAAAGGAGCTGATCTGTCAAGGAGCTCCCAGCTCACAAATTGGCGGCCTGCGAACTTGTTAATATCCACTGTAAGATAGTCAGAAGTCATCCCGACTGCTGTAACAGCAGCACCTTCATTTACATCTGCAACTGAGCCATTGCCAGTTACACGAGGAATTGTAAAGCTAAGTCCTGAAGCTGGAAGTGCTCCGCGAGAACCTGCTTCAATTGCAGCTCGTGATGTAACCTGATTAGTAATAAATTCATTCATGTGCAAAGGCAAAGTTAAACCTGTGTTTGTAGATGTTGAATCGTCTGCTGCGCGAACAATGCGTAGTGATTCTTCTGAACCTGTTGCTGCCTTGATTGTGTGCTCCAAGTATTGACCTGAAGTAATTGGTGCAATGCGCTCGCGCACATTTGTCACAGTCACAGTTGGTCGAGCAGCTTCAACCGCTGCTGCCTCTACTGGTGCTGCAACTGTCTCTGGAGTATTCTCCACAGCTGTCTCGCTTTCTGTTGGTTGGGTTTCTTCGACTACTGCTTCTGGAGTTTCTTCCTCAGAAGCGGCAATATCAGTAACTTGAGCAGACTTAAATGCTGGCTCTGTTACTAAACTTACTTCCATAAGACGGGCAGCAGTTACATGCATAACCCCACTCTTACGACTTGACTTAAGAACTTCAACTCCAACACTTAGACCAGATGTCAGTCCTTCACTGGCAGTGATTAGGGCATCAGAACCCCGAGTTGAACTTGAAATCTTGAAGCTGGCATAGATGCCTTCTCCATCAACTTCATTAAAGAATTGCGCCTTGCCTAAAGGCTCTTTTGTGTTGTGCTGATTTAGCAACTTCACAGATTTTGGATCTTCTGGAAGTTGGATGCTTCCCTTTTCAAATACGACTGCACCAGCTGAGGTTGAGCCGACTTCGCCCGTTCCCATTGGCACAATTTTGCCAGAGATAATTCTCTTAGCAGTATCAGCAGTTAATTCCGCTGAGAATGTGAGGATGTTTTCCATTAGCTCATGCCTTCGCTTCCATTAGGTGTTAGGTCTGTCATTTCCATCGCTTGCTCTACAGTAATAAGCCCCAGAGCCAGTAACTTTTCAATTACAAGTAATTCATCCATTGGATTAGCACGCAAGAATGATGCGTCCAAGTCAAAACGAACTTCGTTCCCATTTGCAGTTATGTCATTCATTGATAAACGATCTTCAATTGCACAAATGAAAGGTTGCAAAGTTAATGAGACAAACTGCTTACGAGAATCTAACAAGTTGCTGTATGTCATCGAATTATTCGCGTCAGCTGATAAATAAAATGCATCGACATTGCAAAGACGCGCAATTTGTGTTGCATAATCTTGTTTTGCTTCGTTGTACATCATATCTTTAGGAGAAAATGATGTAGCGTTATAGCTGAGAGTAGAAGTCAAATAAGCAGTCGCACGATTTGCTCTTGCGGTTTTCCAAGCTGCTAATAATCCTTGAACTTCTTTAGGATCAAGGTCAGCACCAGAGTTGGAGATATAACCCGAAGGCATTGGCGTGGCTGCTGCAATTGCACTGGCAGTTTCTAAATCTAAAGCTGCTCTTAATACTTGACCACCAGTAGTTAAGATTCCATCGCTTAATGCTTGGAATGTAACCATATCTTCGTTAGATACTTCTTTACGATCTACATAATAAGATTCAACAGTTAAAGCATCTGCAGAATACTTGGGAGTTACACGATAGTTAGGCAACCATTCGAAAGAAGCAGGTCTGCCATCTTCCTGATACCTAGATTTTACCAACCAGTAACTTACCCCATAAAATAACAATGATTCACATGTGTATGAAATCGTAACTGAACGCGGTTGATTAAAACAAGGTTGGCTCATCCATACTGGCTTGCCTAATTCTTCTCCAGTTGATTTTTTATACAACTCAAGCGGCATTGAAGCAACTGTGTTACAGATTAAATTCCTAGCTCGGACAAGGCTTGGGATACCAAGTGCCATGTTACGATCAATGTTGGCAAAGCCAGAGAACATGTATGGATCGCCAAGATTTTGTGGGGCATATTGCGCTACGACAGTCGGCTTAGATTCCTTTGGTACTGCTCGCGTAAATATACCCATAGTCATAAATTGTAGCACTTGTCAAGTAATTAGACAATGTGGTATCGCGTGTCTAAGTTACAATCTGAGGTTTAGGGGCTGGAAGCATTAACTTGCTTACGACCATTGCAAGTCCAATCGGTGCTGAAATATCGCCTGCTGATTTGCGCTTTATGATTCTCCAAGCTGAGTCATTTTGTTTAGCTGCTGTATTCGTGAATTGCTCAATCAATTCCTTTTGCCCATTATGGATTACTCGAAGATTAGTCATACCTTCTAAGAGGTCTCCACAAGCTTTGTAGAATTGCTGGCCTGAAACATCTTCTACCATAACGCCACTTTGAGCCAAGCGATCTGCAATAGTTTGAGTTGCATATTTGTCAAAGCAGACTAAACGAGGACGATAGATGTCGCACCAGCCTTTTATGGCCGCTGCCATCTTTAATTCATCAATTGCCACTTGAGAGGTGTAAGTCTCAAGAATACCGATGCCAATCCTTCCATCTGGAAGCAACTGACCCGCGACAAGACTTCCATTTCGTCTGGAAGGACTGACATCGAATCCAAATACAGTATACGCCCCAACAGACATCTCAAGAGTGCTATCTGAACTGTTCTCAAGGATTTCAGTACTGAAAGGACAACTCAAACTGGTAATCCATTGACAAAGTGTCTCGGTTCGTGCTGCTTCTGGAGTTGAGGTTGCAATCGTCTCCTCAATGGCTTCCTCCGAAATTAAATATCCAAGTGAAGGATTTGCCATTGCCCAAGCCTTGCGATCCCAGATGTCGCAAAACTCTGGTGCTGAATATTCGTAATAACCTAAAGACTTAGGCGGGTAGTGCTTACAAGAATCGTGAAGATCGTTAAGTACTTTTGAGAATGCATCTCCAGCATTGCTAGTAAATAAACGCTGGCTATTGATTCTGGCTAAGGTCACGCTTTTTGCTGCGTCCATCGCTGCTTCTGATACCTCGCGTAATTCATCGATCCATAAGAAATCGCTTGACCTGCCGCGAGCTCCGTCCGAAGTTGCCGCTGCTACTTCTAGCTGAGCTCCAGAGGCAAGGATGATGCGTTCATCGCCATTAGTTCTGCGAATACCTTTCTTGATGTCTCCATCTTTGAGTTGAACTCTCAGAAAGTCGTTTCTTTCAATGATGTCAGCCATTATGTTAAATGACTTCATAGCCATAGCTCTATTAGAGGACATAATCAAGATGTCCTTTTCCCCAAAACAAAATAAGCCTGCTAAACACCTCATTCTGGCTAAATGGCTCTTTCCTGATTGACGAGCTATGAGAAGCAGGCTGGTCTTACGAACGAACATCGAATCCTTATCGATGGCGCACATATCATCCAAGATCAGTTTTTGCCATGCTAATAAAGGCTGGCCGATTCTCTCAGCCAGTGCAGCGACTTCATCTCCGCGTGATTGACCTTTTAGGAATGGCGAATGTAGGCGGGGTTTCAAATTCCCCACAAGTTTCTTTTTTGATTTGGTTTTAGTTGTCATTGATTTGGATTGGGTCGGGTCTTAAAGGGACTGTCCAGCATCGGTACCGACTGAGTCGGAGAGAGAGAGGCAGG